AGCACTAGACACATTACAAGGTCGTCGTGTTTTCCTGGCTCTGCTTCGTAAGAATTGTTCTTTCTAGAAAATGTAGAAAGTTCATTTATAGTATGAAAGTCGTTAATTATAAGTTGATTACCTTCAATCAACAACTTCAAAATAGAACAACCAACTGCCTTAACTACTTTGGTAGTTCTAATTCCTTTATCTTTTTTACCTTTAGCTATAGAATTTCCTGTACCACCAAACCCTAAAGTAATACGTTTACCGCTTCTTCCAGCATTTTCAGTAAACAAAACATTGTCATATGAAAAGTCATAATGTAAAGTATGCGCTGTTTGTTCACCAATATCATTTACTTCAACAAGCACCGAAGCATTATTATACGCCTTGGCTATTCTGTGAATAACATCAGCATAATCTGCAGGTGTTACAGCGTTGTTTCTATAAACAGCTACCTGACTGTATGGCATTTTAGAAACATCTATAACCTGGAAAGCTGAATAGTCTAGTCCTTTACCGCGACTAACGTCGCAAATAATCATATAGATATGCTGCTCTTCTGGAGAGTTATATTGAATTAGTCCTTCACGTTCTACTACTGGGTTTTGGTGCACTAATTCTTTCAACTTCCAACCAGCAATAAGCGTACCAGAGCTACCAAGGAATTCGCAATTGTACTCCTGATCAAACTTCTCTAAATCGAAGTTCATAGCAGCAAGAGTATTTTCTCTCCACTTTTCGTCACGCCCTGGAACGTTTTCCCAACGAACGAACATGTAATTATATCCGTTTCTATTTTCTTTGGCGTTTACCCAAATACTGTAGAAGTGGTTCAAACCGTTAGGCGTAGAAACTAGAATAATTTTAGATTCTTGACCAGATGAAATAGTAGGATAAACTGAGGTGAAGAACTCGTCCCAGTTTTCAATGAACGCAGCTTCGTCGATAAACAAAAGGTTGATAGAATAACCACGGATAGCATCAGAGCTAGTAGCAGCAGCAAGAACACGCGAATTATTTTCAAGTTCAAAAGAACCTTTGTTCCATTCTTTAACACCCTGCTGTAACCATCTTGGTAGATGCTGATACGCAAGCTGAATACGACCTAAAATTTCACGAGCCGTATCGCCTTTGTTAGCCAAGAGAGCAACAGTTTTATCAGCATGAAATATGATGTACCAAAGAATAAAGGCGCAGGTTGTAGTAGACTTACCAGCCTGACGGGCAGTAGTTACGATATTGAATCTGCCTTTGGAAAAGTTATACAACATTTGCTTTTGATAAGGGTACAGTTTAAAATTGACAAGACCTTTATCAATGCTAATGATTTTCATATATGTTTCAGTAAAATATACAACGTCTTGAGAACAACGTATATACTCTTGAACAAGTTCTGGTGTCCAATCAATAGGCTGATTGGATCTTTTTAGATTAGCATTACCTTTATAACCACGTAAGTCTAGGTTATCCATTACCATTCTTCATCTGTTCTATCATTTTTTGTAGTTCTGCAGTAGATCCCACAAATAAGTTGTTATTAATAGTCTTAGCCTTTTCATTTATTGGGCTATCTGCAGCATCTAATTCGCGAATATCTTTTTGAAGACCCATAAGATCTTTATTAGCCTGAAGCATAGTTTCCATCATCTTAGCAAGAACTTCGAAAGCTCTTGGGTGCTGAGATTGGGTCGCTATTTGCGTTAGTTTGTGCATAGCATCTTGACCTTCTTCTATCATGGTCAAGATATTTGCTCTTGCTGTTTCGAAATCAGCTTTGGCGCTATCGTTATGAGCATCAGCTACGATATTACTAATAGTAGAAGTTGTTAAAGGGTTTATGCCTAAAGCTCTACCAATTGGATCATTATTAGATTGTTCATTCATTCTATTTCAGTTTCGTCATAAATCATAGTTATAAATCCATAGTCATCGTCAACGTCTATTTCATTGTAACTAACTGTTGCAAGATTACTGTTCGCCTGACCATAATAATTTAAAGGCGAACCGTTAGAATACATTCCAGGTTGTACCGTTACCTTTTCAGCTATAGCTGTATTGCCTACTGCTGTAACAAGTTTACCATCTTCTACATTTGGTATGTAGAAATTAGCATTAACAAACTTAATAATACCACCGCTTTTAACTGGTCCGTAAATATACCCTTTAAGAGTTAAATCAAGTTCCCATATGATAGCTCTACGTTGTTTGTAAGAACCATCATAAGTATCATTATAACTAATATTATTTAATATAATTGGAATATCCATAGTAACTTCCATTTCAGGAATCAAGTTTACCGTAGTAGTCCAATCAGGTGTAAAGTATGGAAGTATCTGTTCAATTATTTTTGTAGCATCATCAGTTTGTTTAGCATAGATATAAACTTTAAAATCTATATTATACGGAACTGGGTTGTACTGATATTTAAATTTGTCAGCATCAGTAGCATTTTTTACAGCCATTCTACCAGTTGTTGGTAGCTTTCTTTCTCCATCATATGACATCTTGCCCATTTCGAAAGAAATAAGAGGCAATGGAGCTGTAGCTGTAGGTCTGTCAATACCAGGATCCTGTATAACACGAGCTAACATTTTATCTTTTGGAGCGTATGTAATAGGAACTTTTAACAGGGAAGTAACATCGCCTGAGGAGTTTGTTCTAGTTATTCTAATATTGTTAAACAAAGTTCCAACAAGAATAACATATTTTCTAATAAGACTAAAATAAAATGGACCACCAAACATTATATTGATCTTTCTGAGAATGGATCGTAAGCTGTAAAGTCAACAAACAGATCAGACTCCCTCTGAATCTCATCATTATCTGCAGCAAATATTAAGTTATCTACGCTAGAACCTTCAAGAACAATCAGATCACCATCTTCTGTAAGAATAGGACCGCCGTCTTCATCTTTTACAGTCCAATGATATTGGTTTGTATCAAATAGTTTTTGAAGTTTATCAATTTCAGGTATACCAGTATTAATAGTTTCACCAGCATACTCAAACAACTCGCAAGTCATTTCCCATGTTTGTAATGTACCAAGTTGATAGAACATTTCATGCTTATTAACATACTTAATCTGGAAACACTTTTGGTTTAATGGAAAATAAATTAGATCGCCTTCATTTGGTCGAACTTGTGTAGTATACGATCCAACTTCATCATTAAAAATTCTGCGAGCTACAGAAAATATTACTTGGTCTCTAATTTCTATACCAAACTTAGACATAAAATTGCCATCGCCACTAAATCCGTCAACAGACTTAATGTACATTTCTATCATATATGCATTTTCATAACTTGATTGATCGTCAGCGCCATATACTTCATCGTAATTGTTTAGCTTACGAGGTATATAATACATATCTTCGCCGTAAATCTTAATAGATTCTATAATAAGATTTTCAAGAAGTGTTTGCTCTTGAGACGATTGAAAGTTATTGAAGAAAAAAGTTTGTAGACATCAGTCTAAGCCTCCCATTAGTAAGGCGTTAAACGCATAAAAATTTTTGTTTGCATTTATCGTTGTGGTATCTAGCAACATTACCTTTGTTTCCTACGAATTCGCAATATGCGCATTTAATTTTCATACTATTTAGGGTTTTAAAGGCTGTGGTTTCTTTTATTTTGTTTTTGTGTTCTTTAGTCAATTTACGACCACGGTTTGCTGCTGCTGCCATTGCAAGAGCTTTAGAATTGTCCTTACCTACATTTTTACCGATCATAGATTGACGACGTTTTTCACGAACTTCTAGTTCAGAAGATCTATTATCTCTAGTAGATAAACCAGCAAAATATTTTTCACGAACTTCAGGACGATACATTGCTTCTTTTGTTTTTTGAGAAATTTTTTCTGATATTGACAATTTTGTATTTTCGTCTGTGGTCCAGTGACCCCATTTATGTTTTCTCAAATTGTAATATTTTTTACCAAGATCTTTTTCTTCAATTAGAGACATCCATCGATGCTCTTCTTCGAACATTAGTTCTCTGTTAGAAATGTTACTTGATAATATTTTACGTTTGAAATCAGCTGGTCTTCGTTTGTACGCCTTACGCATTCTATTTGAAGAACAGATATAACCATCAGTTTCAACACCCCAATGACAACCTATATAATACATTTTACGTTTCTTATCGAACCAAAGATAAACGAAACCATATTTATTCATAAAACCTCCTTATAAAGTAAAGATAAATTATACTATATAAAGAGTATTTAGTAAAGCGGTCGTCC